ATGTCCTCAGGGACGGGTGGCAGACCCAGAACGCTACAGGAATTGTGCACATACTGCAATCTGTCCTTTGACAGCCTGCATATAACCTGTGTGTTCTGCTCCAAAGCTCTCACTCTTGCAGAGGCATATGCATTCCAGTACAAAGATCTGTTTGTGGTCTGGCGTGCAGGATTGCCCTTTGCAGCCTGTGCATTTTGCCTAGAGGTGCACGGGGAAATCAGGAAGAAGAGACATAGAGAGTACGCAAGTTTCTGGTATACAGTGGAGCAGGAGTGTGGCGAAAAGCTAGAAAACATCTATATACGGTGCTACCGCTGCCACAAACCGTTGTGCTGGGTGGAGAAGCAGCGCCACATCACCCACGGACGACGGTTCCACAGGGTATCAGGCCATTGGAAAGGTCGCTGCCTGCAGTGTTGGAAGCCAGAATGCACGGAACGGCGCCTACGCTGAAAGAAATAGTGCTTGAATTGCAACCCGAACCGGTCCTGTACTGTAATGAGGTGTTAGAAGAGTCAGACGACGAGGATTTGGTAGACGCAATACAACCCATACAACCAGAAGGACAAGCATACAAGGTGTTAAGCGTGTGTGCAGGCGGGTGTGGACGATCAGTGCGACTGGTGGTGTGGAGCACAGCAGAAGGCATACTGCAGCTGGAACAGCTGCTGGTACAGGACGCACTCAGCATAGTGTGTCCAACCTGCGCCCCTAAGCTGTAAACTGCAATGGCTGATCCAGAAGGTACAGAGGAGGAGGGGACGGGGTGCAATGGCTGGTTTTATGTCCAGGCAGTGGTGGACAGGACCACAGGGCACTGTGTGTCTGAGGATGAGGATGAGGATGAGGATGATGTGCAGGATAGTGGGCTGGACATGGTGGACTTCATAGATAACAGCTTGATAAGCTCTGGTAGCTTAGGAGAGCGGGCGGAGGCACAGGCTTTGCTAAATGCCCAGGAGCGAGAGGCAGACGTTGAGGCTGTACAACGGCTGAAACGAAAGTACGTAGGAAGTCCCTATGTTAGTCCTTTGCAGACAAGCGAGCCAGGCATAGACAATATAAGTCCGCGGCTGGAGGCTATAAGTATTGGACAGCGGCCGCGAGGGGCCAAGCGGAGATTATTCCAGCAGCAGGGACCCGCGGGGGATGGCAATACTGAAGTGGAAGGAACAGCTACGGAGGTAACCGAGGCGGAAGGGGGAGGAAGGCAGTCAAATTTGAATTTGAAAAATGGCGGGCTACCGGCCGCCATGCAGGCGCCAAATACAGAGGAGTCCGCAGGGTCCCAACAAATCTCCGCGCTATTGAAGTGTGCCAACGTACGCGTCACGCTGTACGGGCTGTTTAAAGAGCTGTTTGGGGTGAGCTTCATGGACCTAGCTAGGCAATTCAAAAGTGATAAGTCCACATGTGTGGACTGGATAGTGGCAGCCTTTGGAGTATATCATTCAGTGTCTGAGGGGTTTAGTAAACTGTTAGAACCCCACTGTGTGTATGCACATATACAGTGGCAAACGTGCAGGTGGGGGATGGTGGGACTGATGCTTTGTAGATTTAAGTGCAGTAAAAACAGGAGCACGGTGGCCAAATGTATGGCGATGCTGTTAAACATACCAGAGCTGCAGATGATAATTGAGCCCCCCAAACTGCGTAGCGGGGCCGCGGCCCTATACTGGTACAGGCAGGGTTTGTCAAACGCTAGCGAGGTGTTCGGGGATGCACCAGAATGGCTGGTGAGACAAACAATGGTGGAGCACAGCATGGCTGACACACAGTTTGAACTGTGCAAGATGGTGCAGTGGGCGTACGATAATAACCACACAGACGACAGTGTTATAGCTTTGGAATATGCAAAGGAGGCAGATGTAGACGCAAATGCAGCAGCCTTTTTGCGTAGCAACTGTCAGGCCCGTTATGTGAAGGACTGTGGTACCATGTGCAGGCATTATAAGAGAGCAGAAAAGCTGGCAATGTCTATGTCAGAGTGGATAAGGCATAGGTGTGACCTGATAGATGAGGAAGGGGATTGGAGGCCTATAGTGAAGTTTTTAAGGTACCAACATGTGGACTTCATAGCCTTTGTGTCTGCATTTAAGCAGTTTTTGCAGGGCATACCTAAACGGAACTGCATACTGTTGCACGGCCCCCCGGATACAGGGAAGTCCACCTTTGCTATGAGCCTCATGAGCTTCCTGGGCGGGGCTGTAATATCCTATGTGAATTCTAGCAGCCATTTTTGGTTGCAGCCACTGACAGAGGCAAAGATTGCACTGCTGGACGATGCAACAGCACAGTGCTGGTCGTACATGGATGTATACCTAAGGAATGCACTAGATGGCAATCCTATGTGCTTTGATAGAAAGCACAAAAACATGGTGCAAACAAAATGCCCCCCACTGCTAGTTACCTCTAATATTAATGCAGCTACTGATGTACGCTGGCAGTATTTGCACAGCAGGGTGCATAGCATTGAATTTCCCCACCGGTTCCCGTTTGATAACAACGGGAATCCCGTGTATGACCTTAGTAGTAAAAACTGGAAATCATTTTTCCAAAGGTCGTGGCTGCGGTTAGCACTGCACGACACGGAAAACGAGGAGAACGATGGAAACAATAGAAGCGCGTTTAGATGTGTGCCAGGAGAGGCTACTGCAACTATATGAGAAGGATAGCAGTGACCTAGAGGACCAGATAGCACACTGGAAACAGATACGCCTGGAATGTGTGTTAATGTATAAAGCCCGTGAAATGGGCATGACTGTAGTAAACCACCAGGTGGTGCCCTCATTGTGTGTGTCAAAGGGCAAAGCACATCAGGCCATTGAACTGCAAATGGCATTAGAGTCCTTACGGCACACGGCCTATGCCACGGAACCCTGGACGTTGCAGGACGCCAGCCTGGAGCGGTGGAACGAGCCCCCTAAGGGGTGCCTTAAAAAAAAAGGACGAACAATAGACGTGCGGTTCGATGGGGATGCAGAGAACTGCATGTCATACGTTGTATGGCAATGTGTTTACGTGCAAACATGGGACACATGGACACGGGTGAGCAGTAAGGTGGACGTAAAGGGTATATACTATGAACATGGGGGGGAGAAGGTGTACTATGTGGACTTTGCAAAGGAAAGTAACAAGTATGGTAAACAAGGACATTGGGAAGTGCATGTGGGCAAACAAGTGATGTTTTCTCCTGCATCTGTGTCTAGCACGAAACAAATACCCACTTCTGAACCTGCTGCATCAACCCCCACATACCCCAGACGCTCCAATCCAGTGTCAAGTACCTTCGGCGCCCAGGAAGACCAGAGGGACAGCGCGGCGCCGCCTAGCAAGCGACCTAAGCAGCTGTTCCAGCAGCCCCACAGCACAGTTTCCCTGGACTGTGGAGACCACCGACTCGTCACTAACCGTGACCACCACAACCCGGGAGGGAACGTCTGTGGTGGTGATACTGCGCTTATAGTGCACTTAAAAGGTGACACAAATGTGTTAAAATGTTTTAGGTATAGATTGAAAGGATATAAGCACCTGTTTTTGCAGGCATCATCCACGTGGCATTGGGCCACATGCACACCTCGCAATGACAAACTGGGAATTGTAACCCTAACCTACAAAAGCGAGGAACAGAGACAGCAATTCCTTTCCAGTGTAAAAATCCCCCCTAGCATAAGTGCCTCTATGGGCGTTATGTCAATTTAACCTGTACAAGTTTGTATACAAGTTATTTTTGTACTGTGTGCTACATTGTGTAGACACCTTGCCTTTTGTATATAACACATTGGGAAGCGTGTACTGTAACGCGACCACACAACCGGCCAACACTGCTGCTACCTTGTACATAGTGTGTGCATGTGTGTGTGAGTGTGCTACACGCATTCTCTGTGGGAGTCGCTGGTGTGCAGTGTGCATGTGAACCTGTGTGAGAGGCAGAGTGTTGCAGGCCTGCAAGCATGATTCTGTGTGCTGAGTGGTTGTGGTTGTGGTTTATGGTGTCTCTGCTGTTGTGGCTCCTAATGCTGTCCCCCCTGACATTCTTTTTTCTAGCACTCTCAGTGTTGTGGTTCCCTGCACTGTTGTTGCATTTGCACATTGCATTACATATTGAACAGTAACCTGTGTGCAAGACTGCTGTGTCGCTGCCATCTGTGGTGCTGCTGACCAGGTTTTATGCCTGCAACACATGTGTAAATAAACAGTATCGGTCCCAGTGTGTCTCAGTATGGCTCGGGTTAGGGCCAAACGACGCAAACGTGCATCAGCCACTCAGCTGTATCAGACATGCAAAGCAGCAGGCACCTGTCCTGCTGATGTTATACCTAAGGTGGAAAATACCACCATTGCAGATCAAATATTGCGCTGGGGTAGCATGGGCGTGTTCTTCGGAGGGTTGGGAATAGGTACTGGAGGCGGCACGGGGGGGCGCACAGGCTACATACCCCTTGGGACCAGGCCCCCCTCTGCTGTGGAACCGGGGCCTGTTGTGCGGCCTGGGGTCCCTGTGGACGCTGTGGTACCTGTGGCCCCAAGCGATCCCTCTGTGGTGTCCCTGCTGGAAGAGTCCAGCCTTATTGAGGCCGGGGCCCCTGTGCCCACCGTGCCTGCACATGGCGGCTTTGAAATCACCACCTCTAGCGACTCCACTCCTGCAGTTCTGGATGTCACGTCCACTAATGGCACTGTGCGCATTGCAATTAGCAGCCATGACAACCCATTGTTTTCTGAGCCCTCAATTTTGGGTCCTCCACCCCCTGCAGAAGCTGACGGCCGCATTTTAATATCCACACCTAGTCTCCAGGCCACCACGTCGGAAGACATCCCCATGGATACTTTTGTCATAATGCAGGATCATGTAGGAGAGTCCTCTAGCACCCCTATACCTGGCGCACGACCCAGGGCGCGCCTGGGGTTGTATAGCAAGGCACATCAGCAGGTTAGGGTGACCCATCCTGACTTCTTGGGACGCCCGTCGCGTCTGGTGACCTATGACAACCCTGCCTATGAGGGCCTAGAGGATGTGACTTTGCACTTTGAAAACCCTGCAATACATGAGGCCCCAGACTCAGATTTTATGGACATTGTGGCATTGCACAGACCTGTATTTTCCAGCCGCAGGGGCGTGGTGCGCTACAGCCGCCTGGGCCAGCGCGCGTCCATGCAAACCCGCAGTGGTCTGCGCTTTGGGTCTCGCGTGCACTTTTATAGGGACCTAAGCCCCATTGGCAGGGCTGCAGAGTCCATAGAAATGCAGGAGCTGCTTCCGCGGGTGTCCTCCACCGGCGAGGAGGCATTGTTCGATGTGTATGCAGACCCCGATAGCCTGGACCTCCCTGACACGCCCTCGTACACGCCCCAACGCTCCACGGCCATTGTGCGCCCCCTGGGTACCTCTGCTGTATCTGCAGCATCGGCCGCGGGCAATACCACGGCCCCCCTCAGCAGTGGCATTGCCTTCCAGCCTGGTCCCGACGTCCCCCTCCCCTATTCGCCAGCTGAATCTCCCTTCCTACCGGGGCTGCCCATCCTGCCTCAGGGGCACGTATACGTATACGCAGGCGACTTCTATCTACATCCCAGTTATGTCCTCAAGCGTAAGCGACGTAAACCTGTGTCATATTTTCTTGCAGATGGCCATGTGGCGGCCTAGCGACAGCAAGGTTTACCTGCCGCCGCCCACCCCTGTATCCAAGGTTCTCAGCACGGATGAATACGTGTCCCGCACCAGTATATACTACCATGCGGGCAGCGAGCGGCTCCTGGCCGTGGGTCACCCATATTTTAAGGTGGAGAAGTCCCAGTCTAAACAGAGCATCCCTAAGGTGTCGGGCTATCAATATAGGGTGTTCCGCGTGCGCCTGCCGGACCCCAATAAGTTCGGATTGCCCGATGGCACCCTGTATAACCCCGACAAGCAGCGCTTGGTGTGGGCATGCATAGGGGTCGAGGTCGGCCGCGGACAGCCGTTGGGCGTGGGATTGGGCGGTCACCCATACCTCAATAAGCTGGATGACACGGAAAACGCCCCCCGCTATGCGGGCCCGGGGGCCGACAACCGCCAGAATGTGTCCATGGACTTTAAACAGACCCAGCTATGCATACTGGGCTGCACGCCTCCCGTAGGGGAGCACTGGGGCATAGGCACAGCTTGCACCCCCTCCAACGTGCAGGACGGGGACTGCCCGCCCCTGGCCTTGGTTAACAGCTACATACAGGACGGGGACATGGTTGATATAGGATATGGGGCCATGGATTTTCAGGCCTTGCAGACCAATAAGGCTGATGTGCCTCTGGAAATAGTTACCTCCACGTGTAAATATCCTGACTACTTGAAAATGGCTGCAGAGGCATATGGCAATAGTTTGTTTTTCTATTTAAGGCGGGAGCAAATGTTTGTTAGACATATGTTTAACCGCGCAGGCACCATGGGGGAGCCTGTGCCTGATACTATGTTTTTTAAGGCTTCGGGGTCTGGCCCCAAGGGTGGCAGCTCCATATATGCCCCTACACCCAGTGGGTCCATGGTTACATCTGAGTCTCAGATATTTAACAAGCCCTATTGGCTGCAGCGTGCACAGGGCCACAACAATGGCATTTGCTGGAACAACCAGCTGTTTGTTACTGTTGTGGATACCACTCGCAGCACCAACCTTACGCTGTGTGCTACTGTCACCAAGAATGATACATTTACTGCCTCCAATTTTAAGGAATATGTGCGCCACGTGGAGGAATATGACCTACAGTTCATATTCCAGCTGTGCACAATAACTTTAACTGCTGAGGTGATGTCCTACATACATGGCATGGATCCTACTATACTGGAGGACTGGAACTTTGGTGTTGCGCCCCCTCCCTCCAGCAGTTTGGAGGACAAGTATAGATTTGTGCAGTCCCAGGCCATTACCTGCCAAAAGAATGCCCCTGCTAAGGAAAAGGAAGACCCTTATTCACAATTTAACTTTTGGGAGGTAGATTTAAAGGATAGGTTTTCTGCTGAGCTTGACCAGTTTCCCCTAGGCCGTAAGTTCCTGTTGCAGGCCGGTTTGCGGGCCCGTCCCCGGCTGCAGCCCACCAAGCGCGCAGCCCCCTCCTCCTCCTCCTCTCCGCCTAAGAAGCGCCCCAAAACAAAGCGTTAGTGTGTGCGTGTGTAATGCATGTTTTGTGTGTGTGTGTATGCATGCTTACCCCGTGTTTGTGCATGTGTTTCCTGTGTGTAATGTATGACTGACCTGTTTGTATCCCCTAACCCTGTGTGCATGTTGTTATGTGTGCTTTGTGTGTATGTTTCAGTGTGAATAAAGGTGGTTGCACCCTGTGAGTAAGTAATAATCTGCCTGCACACCCTGCAGGTGGCGTTACCGCCCTGCTCTCGGTCAGGGTCTCCTTTTCCCGCGCCGTAGCCCCTGTGGCGTCCATTTTACAGCCCCCCGCCATTTCCTCTCTTGGACTATGTGACCGAAACCGTTTTCGGTTGCCTCTGGCATGGTTTCTGTTACCTACGTAAACTTGTTTTTGTTACAGTACACTTAATCCTCTAAGTGCTCCCACATCCTGCCCTAGTTGTCCTGCCAAAACCACTGTAGGTCATTGCAAGTGCTAACAGTGCACTGTCTCCTCACTTTCTTTTATATATATACACACCCAGTGCAGTTTTCTACAGGCCAACATTTTTCTGTCTCATAAAACTGCTTTTATCCACATATTTTCAAACTTTTAAGTGCATAGTTGGCAGTATTTTGCACACCTACTTGCCAGACCCGCCTTATTCAAACTGTGAGTCACAAAGTCTAACAGACCGATCCCGGTTGGAACCACCCTTCCACTCTTTCTTCTTATTAACATTAATAATCACATTCCTAAAAAGTAGGTGTAACCGAAAACGGTCCGACCGAAAGCGGTGCATATAAAAACGGTTCTGGAAAACAGTTACTCGGGACC